ATGACAACCGAGGAAGTACGTAGAAAAGAGGGTCTGGAATGACCGAATTAGAAACTAGAAGTTTCGAAGTAAGACTCGAGGCTGACACTAGAGAAGTAGTTGGACTAGCTGTACCTTATGGTCAAGTGGCTGACATTGGTGGCGTTTACCGTGAACAGTTCGTACCAGGTGCAATCCGGTCAGTTGAGGATGTCAAGTTGTTCTGGCAACACTCAGAGCCAATCGGCAAGATTCTTGAGGGTAGAGACACTGAGGCAGGGTTCGAAATCCGTGCCATGATCTCTGACACTCCTAGAGGGCAAGAGGCTTACACACTTTTACGCGATGGCGTTATCAACAAGTTCAGCGTTGGCTTTATGGCTGTTGAACAAACCAGAGAGGGTGACTTAGTTACTCGTACACTGGTAGACCTAAAAGAGGTCTCTCTCGTAAGTTTTCCAGCGTTCGCAGGGGCATCTGTCTCTGAAGTTCGCGAGGAAATAACCGTTGCCGAAGTGGTGACGGATTCAATCCAAACAAAGGAAGTCAATAACATGTCTGAAAACATGGAATTGGATGTCCGTGCTGTGCAAGATGAAGTGGCTGAAATCCGTCGCGAACTCGAGCTAGTAAAGACTCCAACAATCGCAACAAACGCATTCGAGACCAAGTTCCGTTCACAGGGTGAATACGCTAAGGCTCTAGTTTCAGGTGACCCAGATGCAGTAGAACTGTTCCGTGCAACTAGCGCAGATGCAGCTCTTAGACCAGCATTCGTTGGTTACATCAACAACCTAATCAACTCAGGTCGTCCAACTCTAAACGCATTCAACATTCAGGCTCTACCAGCAACTGGTCTAACCATTGAATACGCTAAGGTGAACACCAACACTATTGCTGTTGGAAAGCAGACAACTGAGAACACTGCACTATCTACTGGTGACGTGGCTCTATCAACTGTTTCAGTTACAGTAAACACTTACGGTGGTTACACAAACATCTCAAAGCAAGCAATTGAGCGTTCAACCGTGAACTACCTTGACGTAGCATTCCAGGCTATGAGCCTTGCTTACGCTAAGAAAATGAACGTAGACTTCATCGCTGTTCTAACTGGTCTAACTTGGACTGGTAAGACTTATGACATCTCAGCTCTAACTGCTGCTGCTGTTATGGGTGGAATCGCTGATGGTGCTGCTTACATCTACAACGCGACTGGTCTATCACCACAGTTCATTGTTGCAGGTACAACTGCTTACAAGCGTCTTGTTTCAATCGTAGATACTGCTGGTCGTCCAGTTGTAGCTCAGGTTGGCGATGGTTCAAACTCAATCGGTGGATCTAACATCCCTGGTCTAACAGGTTCTATCCTTGGACTACCTATTGTTGTAGACCCAGCAATGGACGCTAAGACTGCTTACCTTGCTCACTCATCTGCATTGACCACATACGAGTCATCTGGTAACCCAACCAGACTGTCCTCTACTGATGTCACCAAGTTGCAAGACACCTACTCTGTTTACGGTTACGCTGCTGTTGCAGTTCCGTTCGAGGGTGCGATTGTCAAGCTAAACACTGGAGCCTAATAACTCATGGCTGTAACGGTGGAACAGTTCAGAGCGTATGTTGGAACTAAAGAAGTATCTAGTTTTGTCGATTCATGTTTAGCCTCTGCTAATCAGATGGTCGCCAAGTTCGTTGGTAATGGTCGCGTACCTACTGACGTACTAGATTCTGCTGTTCTGTCATGTGCCTCTGAGCTGTTTCATCGTAGGTCTGCACCTAACGGTGTAGCCCAGTTCGCTGACCTTGGTACTACTGTCCGTATTGCTAAGGATCCAATGAACGCAGCTAGAGAAATGCTCTTGCCATTCACAGGTCCGGGTCTATGAGTAATGAGATAACAGCATCTAAGGCAGAGTTCGCTCTTGACTTACAGAATGCAGGGTTGGATGTTTTGGACTTCGTTCCAGAGCGTATTGTTCCACCTATTGTTATTGTCACTGCTGGTAGCCCTTACCTTATTCCTGAAACTGTCGGTAATGAATACCGTCTAGCACTCAACCTAACTCTTGTAGCATCTACTGCTACTAACGAGGAGGCGACAGAGGCTCTAGATGAACTTATTGCTCAAACTGTTTCAGCACTTGCGACTATGGGTTATGTCATTCTAAAGACGGTAAACACTCCGTATAGATTGGCTGCTAATAACGCTGAATACATGGCCACTGATCTAAACCTCGAACTATCTATAACACTCTAAGGAAAAACTGATGCCTACATCAACAAGAATCAAAGCCCAAAACATTAAGTTCCTAATCGGAACCGTTGAATACAGCTGTGACGCCAACCTAGTCGAACTGACCCTTAACGATGCACCTGGCGATGTCCAGACATTCTGCGAGGTTCGTGTCGGTGGCGAATGGAAGTTACAGTTGGATGGTGTTACCTCTGGTGACGCAACCTCTCTGTACCGTATTCTCTGGTCTAACTTTGGAACCGAAGTTGCATTCACAGTAGCCCCACAAGGTAACGCTGTTGGTACTACTTCAAGCCCTATCTACACCGGTACAGTCGTATTCGACCAGTTGCCACCACTAAGCCTGACCTCTGGCGAAGTTGTGAAGTTCTCTGTGACTCTGACTGTAAAGAACGCTGTTCACACTCCAGCAACTACTCCACCTGTTTACTACGGTCTAACTGTAAAAACAGCTGTTTAGTTAGGTTTCCTGTGGAGACTGGAATTGGTGTCGAGAATCTATCTCTGACTATCAAGGCGATGAAAGAACTAGGTGCAGATCGTAAGGTCCTAACCGAGCCTGGCTATCAAGCAGGTCTAATTCTTATTCGCGCAGCTAGGTCACTAGTTCCAGTCAAAACAGGTGCTTTATCTGCAAGCATGAGACCAAGACGTATTCAGTCTGGTGGAAGTGTTCAAGCAGGTGGCAAGGCAGTACCGTACGCTAATCCGATTCACTGGGGATGGAAAGTTGTTTCCACAGCTCACAGAGGTTCTTTGAAACCTGGCACGTTCAGGGGGATTAGACCACAGCCATTCTTTAGTGAGGCGTTAGGCTATACCAAGCAAGAGATTCTAGATAACTACGAACGTCTCATGCGACAAACAATCGACAATCTACCAGGAGCAAATAAATGACCAACCAAACCTTTGACTTCGAATCACTTACCTTGAATGAAGTTGAGCAAATCGAACTAATTACAGGTGTAAGTATTGACCAAATCTTAGACGCTGGAAATCCTAAGGGTAAGGCTATGAAAGCCATTATCTTTATTATGAAAAAGCGTCTAGATCCAAACTTCACTATTGAACAAGCAGGGTCCATGTCTATGACTGAGGCTAACGCTTTGTTTGCAGGTGAGGACGACCCAAAAGAATAGTTGCAGATACAGCTGCTAAACGTGTCGCGTTTATGGTGGTTCATGCAGGTCTAAGCCTGACGGAGGTCAAGCAAATGACACTGAGAGAATACCAAGCAGTGATAGATGCACTAAGAGATAAAGGAACCGACTGATGGCACAGAATCTAGTAGTCAATTTTATTGGACAGAATAAACTGTCTAAGACTACTGCCGTCATCAGCAACGACTTCAAAAAGTTAGACCGTACTGTCAAGACTGCTAGTGCAAGCATGAGCAAGGCTCTCGGTGCAGCAGGTATCGGTTTAGGTTTAGCCTCTGTAACTAATCTGCTCAAACAGTCCACTAAGGCAGCGTCAGAGGATCGTAAGTCTCAAGGCTTGCTGGCTCAGGCACTTCGTAACACTGTTGGAGCAACAGACCAGGCTATCGCAGGTGCAGAGCAATACATCAAGTCCACCCAGTTATCTACTGCTGTTTTAGATGATGAACTTAGACCAGCCCTAGCCACAGCTGTAAGAGCCACAGGTTCCCTTGCTGGAGGTCAGAAGTTACTTAACACTGCTCTAGATGTATCTGCTGGAACAGGTAAAGACCTAGGCTCAGTAACCAACGCTATCTCTAAAGCATTCAACGGTAACACTGCCTCACTTCGTAAGTTACTTCCAAGCATCAAAGACGGTGCTGACTTCATGCAACAACTTGACACACAGTTCAAAGGTGCTGCTAAAACTGCTGCTGACTTAGACCCTTACAAGCGTTTAGAAGTTATCTTTGCTGACATTCAGGAAACTATTGGCGAGGCTCTACTTCCAGCGTTAGAGGAATTCAGTAACTACCTTGTAACCCCTGAGGGTCAAAAGAACCTTAGACAAGTAGTTGATCTCTTTGTGATTATGGGTCAAACCGTCGCTAACGTAACCAAGTTCATTCTGGACAACATTGTGGTCGTCAAAGCTCTAACGGCTGCTGTCGTATTTGCCAAGGTTAGTTGGACCTTATTGTCTGGAGCCGTAAACATTTATACTGCTGCAACTGGCAAGGCTGTAATCGCAACTAAGTTACTTAGAACTGCTCTGATAACCACTGGTATTGGTGCTCTAGTTGTCGGTCTAGGCTTCTTGGCTGAGGGCTGGATAAATGCCACAGAGGAGCAAGAGAAGTACGCTGTCGTTACTCAAGGGTTACCAGCCAACTTTGGTCAGGTTCCTATCGGTCCAGGTATCGGTGCAGACGGTGTATCTTGGATTGCTTTAGGTTTTGCATCTGAGCAGGAATACTTAGCCAGCCAAGAGGCAGTCAAGAACAAAGTCATTGCAGCTAGAGACAAGGCTCTCAAGGCTATCGCTGACACAGGTAAACGTTTTAGAGACAATGTTGGTCTCAAGTCTGGTCTGTTCGGTAAAGATGAAAACTCTGTATTCAATGTGGATGTTGTTATCAACAAACTGAAAAGGGTAGTAGATGCTGCGCGAGGTTTCAGAGGTAACCTAGAGAAACTAAAAGCCAAGGGTGCAGGTCAGAACGTCATTGACGAACTTATTGCTTTGGGTCCAGCACAGGGAAACATCGTTGCTAAGGGTCTACTTGGTTCTGGGTCTAAGTTCTCTGAGTATCTAGGTCTTAGTGGATCACTACAAGCCACAGGTGAGTCTGCTCAAAAGTTGGCTAATGACACAGGCGAAAAGACTTACAACGTAAACATCAACAAGGCTAACGTTTCAGCTGAGGACATCATCAAGGCTATTAGAACTTTTGAAAAGAAGTCTGGCAGAAAGTATTTTGCATTCTAATGACTTGGAATATTAAGACTGGTGTTCGTATTCAATACGAGAAACCCTCTGGAACTTGGAACTCTATTCAGTGCGACACTTTTGAGTTAGAGATAGATCGTGGCGTGGATGTTGAACAGGGAACTTTTGCTAGACCTAGCGTTGGTACTGCCACTATCAAACTAATGAAATCGAGCTTGTCTGACTTTCTAAATGGACCAGATTATGCCTCTAACCAGAAAATACGCATTCAATACGACAACGTTGGTTCATGGGATGAACTGTTCAACGGCTTTATTCAGAACATTGAAATGTCTTACATTCAAGAGGCTGGAAAACTCCAAGTAAACATCACTGCTAATGACATGGGTCGTATTGCTCTAAACACTCAGATTGGCACGTTCAACATCACAGGTACATCTACTAGGTCTTTTATAAACGTCATGGGGCAACTAGCAACAGCTATAACTGCTATCGACTCTAGGTATTCACAATCGCAAGTTTTGTCTGGTGGCTCTAGCACTTTTCAATATGCAAACACTTATTTAGATGTCCCTAGTGGTGAACTGTTCACTCAGTTTCTAGACGCTGAATTAGGTTGGTTGTATGCCTCTAAGTCTGGTGGTATGAGATACCTAACTAGGGCTGATGTAAACACTATCCAAGGCTATTCTTGGGACACCAACGACATTATCGTAAGCAATGTTCACAGCACTAGCAACCTCCATGTCTGCATGGATAACATCCAACTGGCTTACAACTCTGACAACATCGCGAACCAGGTACGT